TCACCTGAGTTTGGTTCAATCTCAGGTTTTGCATATCCGTTTGTGAATGACATACCCAGGTCATACTCAGTGTTGTTAATAACACGAGTAGAGGATCCTGCAATAATTGGGAAGTTAATATCAGGGTCGCCAGATGTACCAGAGGTAGAACCGACAACAGCATTACCACCCTCAAACTCAACGAGATTACCTGTAATTTCAGGGAACACACCGTCAACTCTGTTCTGATAATATTTCAGAACTTTGGTTGTAGAGTTCCAAGAGATAACTCGACCACGGGCAGTAACCTGCTGACCACCAACAGTACGAGACTGTGTGATGATTTCATCAGTAGAGAACTGACCTGTAAATGTCGGAGAGAAAATTACAGCACTTGTACCAGACAATGTGAGGTCTGCCACAAGTTCAGATGTACCAAACTTGAATGGGTTGATAACAAGACCAATACGGCGATAGTCGTTATCTGTAGGGAAGTCACCTGAACCTTCAGCATAGGTGAACTTCGTGTTGATCATGACTCTGTAACCACCCAGTTCAACTGTGGGGTCAGCACCGTGACCACCTTCGGGTGGAATAATAACGTCAATCGTTGCACCAGATCCAGTACCAGCACCGATACCATTGATCTCGTCAATGATAACCTTACCAAAGGTGTAGTTAGAACCACCAGATGTCACAGTAGCGGATACAACCTTACCACCATCAACAACGATAGAAACACGACCACCAGTACCGTCACCTTTAATGGGAACGTTTTCATATGTACCGTTGTTGTAACCAGAACCAGAAGACTGGATAACAACAGTATCAATCTCACCACCAACAGCGTCGGAGATAACTGCGGTGTCTGTGAGCACAGGCATGTACTCGTTAGAGAAGAACTTCAACACCTGTCCAACAGGAATGGTGTACATGTACTTCCAACGATAACCGTCAGCAGTTGTGATAACAGATGTCGATGTACCTGTAGGTTCAATAGTGGAAGGTTTACCGTTCGGGTCAGAAGGGGATGTCCCGTTGTAAATGCACTTATAAACCTGGTACGAGGAGTTGACGACAAAGAAGTCAGCGTCATACAGTTTAGTTGCACCAGAAGATGCAGTCTTAGTAGAACTGTAATCGTGACGATACATGTCATAGACATAACCCAAACCACCAGTGGTTTGCTCAGGAGGTGTCCAGTCAACACGACGAATAACCTGAATAGTGTCGTTTGCCAACACCCGTTTCAGGGAGATTAGATCATCGAACACATCAGAAAACTCCTGAAAAGAGTCCACTGGTGTCGGAGGATTATTCTCGTTATCCCATGCTTGTGGGCGACCGATGAAAACATACAGTCGATCCCTCGCACTACCCGCATCAGTATCAGACTGGATCGGGTCAGGACCCTCCAACGCCTTGATAAACTTATTTGCGGTAAAAATTCTAAATTGGTCAGTAAGTAGAGCCATTATGCTGTTTTACCCTTCCCTTTATTTATAGGTTATTCTGGTTCGTTTCTCAGGAGAACGCTATATTCGGCAGACCACACATTTGCAGATCCACCTGACGTTCCGCCAGAGAGCGTTTCCCCATTAGTAAATTTGAATACGTTTCCGTTTCCAACTGGATCTCTAAGAACCAGAGTGATGTATCCAGTACCATATCCTGTGGCAGTTGCAGTAAATGAATCTACAGTTGCCACAACGCCACTTGTGCCGCCAGTTACGGTTTCTCCTGCAACAAAGTTGGGGATAGACCAGTTGTTACCAACAACAGTAATAATGGCATCATGTTGATCACCATCACCAAGAGCACCAGCAGATTGAACTGTGGCAACCAACGGTGTGGTATTACCATCATAAATTTTGTCACCGACAGCGAGCAGAGTTGTGTTCTGTCCACCAATCGTTTCTTCAATACCATAGAGTGATGAAGCAACACCTCCATCAAGACTTGTCTCAAACTCAAAGTCTGTACCAGTATTAATCAGGTCAGGAATACCATCACCAGCACCCTCCAATTCATCATTATCCTCAAACACCCTATCTGGTAATACAGAAAGAGGATTTGTAAACAATACGATGTCGTTACCTTCAGATTCAACTAAGACGTGTGGTTCTACACCAGTTCCACTGGAACTTGCTACACCACAAATGAATGCAACGATTTTACTTTCTTCTGTAGAACGACCAGCATCAATAAATGCCAATTCGTCAACTTGGAATACCAGATACAAATCTCTGGTTTCAGGACGCCAGTCATATACGATAGCAATTTTATTATCGCTAGATTCAGACAAACGTCTTACACGGTCGTTGATATTAAATTCATAACCTGTCAGACCTGTATTAGGATCATCTTGCAAATTGTCAAGACGAATTTTTTGGTCAAACTTAAAGTTAACACCTCTCGTAACACCTTTGAACTGAGTTGCAGTTTTAGAGGTGTATCTAAAGATCTCTCTTCCAACCAGTGCTTTACCAGAACCAGGGAACGCTGCAGTTGTCTCAACATTGATAGTTGTATCTGACTCTGCAATGTCACCAGTAAGACCAGTAATATTGAACACCGTAGAGTTCAATGACTGTCTATTTCTGGCAGTTCTTACAAGGTTAGTATTCCTTGCAAAAATAACTTGAGGCGGAGAAGTATATCCTCCACCTGGGTTTGTGATGTTGATGGATTCAATTCTACCGAGGTTAATAACTGCATCAGCAGCGGCACCACTACCTCCACCACCAATCAACTGAACGATGGGTGGTGTTTCAAAGAATTCACCAGGGTTGCTGATATTAATGTTTTCGATTTGACCGAACTCATTTACCTCAGCAACACCAGTTGCGCCTTCGCCACCCCCGCCACCAATAACCAGAGCAACATCTTGTCTGGTATAGTTACGTCCAACGTTTTCTAGAGACAGACCTGTAACACTACCAGTGATAGGAACAAGTTCACTACCTGCTCCACCACCACCTTCGATACGTGCAGTAGTGCCACCGAAATATGAGTCTCCGTTAGACCTTACTTGAATATAATCAATTCCACCTGTTGCATTCAGGAATACATCACCTGTAGCACCAAAAGCACCGTCATCTGTACTTTCAATAATCAAACGTAGAGGACTGTAACCTTCACCAGGATCCAAAACTTCAACCGCTTGAATTTCTCCAGCAGTGTTGATAACAGGACGCAAAACTGCATCACGAACGGGTGTACCGCAGTTACCAATAGTTAATTTTGGAGGATCAGAAGCATCGTATCCAGAACCACCGTTAACAACAAATACGTCTTTTACACCGTATGTACTGTTAAAGATCGGTTCAATAGATGCACCGCTACCTGGGACTGTTCTTGGCATTTATCAGACCACCACTAAATTTCCTACCATGCTGCCATGGATTGTGCACTGGTAAACATAAGTTGTACCAGCAGCAACAGACATCGGCACTTCCCATACCAAAACACCAGTGGTAGAACCACTGATACCAGCAGTTACCGCTGCACCACCAGAACCAACTCTGATCTCAAATGGGTGACCAGATCCAGTTGTGTTGTTGAAACGATATGTAAAACCTCTGTACACATAGATGGTTGGGTTACCAGTAGAATTACTGACACCAGGACCATCAAAGAGATACCCCGTACCAGTTCCACCAGAAACAGACCAACCCAAAACAGGAGATCCATATGCTGCAAAGGTGTTCGTTCCAGTTGCAACGATGTTCTGATTCTCAGTTACAGATGGAAGAGTACCAGCAGTATTGTTAATAGTAAGAGTTGAACCACTCATTACAGTGCTGATGTTTGTTCCACCAGCAATCGTGATTACCCCTTCAACATCAGCAGAGGTATAAGATCCAGTGTCACCATTAACACCTTGAATAATAAACTGAGGTACGTTTGGTGAAGTGTTAGTGATTGTTAGATTATCACCAGCCACAGCAGTGGAGATCCCAGTGCCACCGATAATATTAACAGTAGTAGTAGTGCTATTAGCAGTTTTGGACCCCGAATCTGATCCGATTGTGGAGAAGACATTTTGATCTGGATCACCGAGTGTGCCTGTCATGCTGATGGTCAGCACATCACCAGTAATTGATGTTGCAATATTTGTGCCACCAGCAACAGTTAGAACGTCCTGTGCAGCACTTGCGGTTGTAGAACCAGTGTCAGCGTTGAACGATTCAAAAAGGTTTTGTGTAGTTCCACCGCCACCACCACCAGACGAATCATCATTGGCAGGTTCAAACTTAGAGGTAGATGCATTCCACTTCAGGATTTGACCATTGGAAGGACCACCACCAACAGTCATGTCTACGTCAGACAAATCACCGACGCTGCTGGTCGTATCAACCATTTCAATCCAGCTACCACCATGTGCAAAGTATCCATGCCCTGTAGCATGAACATGTGCAAACATACCGTGATGGTTTACTGCATCAGGAAGACTTGCTAGATCTGTATATGGTGCATAGTATTTCAGGAATCCATCATCACCATCGATGTAGGTGTATGCAGATCCACTACCACCACCCCAGAGTTTAATATCACCAGTGCTATCTGGTTTGATAATAATATCTCTGGCGCTAGATGAGACAATATTATATGTCGCAACATCTAGGTTTGCTGTCAACTCGTCAAAGTTGCCGCCAACAAAAGCGGGGTTTCCTGCTGTAGACCACTTAAGAACTTGACCTTCAGTGATACCCGATCCAATATTGACGAGAATATCTGTCTCGTTACCGAGTCTGTCATACAGTTCGTCAATTACTGAATTAAGTTTGACACCAGCGTCCCTCAGGGTATCGCCAGTACCATCATTAGCGGAAGAACCAATACCAATGTTCTGTTTTGCCATAGTTCTTAGACTTTTACAGTGTTATTTAGGTTTGATCGAAGCGGGTTGATGTGCTATCAAGAGTAATACCTGTGCTATCGAAGGTATTATCTGTAGTTCCACCCGTTCCAGTAACAGTTAAAGTTGCAACATCAGATGTAAGTGGCGAGTTTGTCGCTGGGGTAGCACCAGTTGGTCCCTCAATAACAACTTTGAATTTGTACCCCGTCATATATGACAGAGCAGTGAATGAATATGTCGAAGATGTTGCACCATTAAGTTGTGAGTATGCAAATCCACCGTCAGTAGATCTGAACCACTGATAAGACTTTGGTCCGTTCTCTGGGAGAATAGTTGCGGAAACAGTGAATGTAACTAATTGACCGCTGTTGACCGATGCGTTCTGTGGTTGTGCAGCAATCTGTAGAGTTGCAGGAGGTGCCTCTCCACCACCACCGCTAGGAGGTGCAGGAGGTGTAGCAGCACCATTGTTTACAGGTTGATCAAGAACTTGTCTTGCAGTAAATCCCATGAGATATGGGAATGCTGGATCCTGTTGTGCATCTACAGATAGGAAGTATGCATACGTTCCATCTTGAAACTCTGGAGTAATGCAAAATCTTCCATTGTGATAATCTAGTGATCCATTGCCCTCAACATATTCAAAGTCCTCAACAAAGGACCCTGCAGGTGGGTTCTGGAGTGTGCTTCCATAAGAAGGTCTTCCCGCTGCCTCAATAGGTTTGAGTTGATAGGAAGAACTCATGGTTGCAATATCTGAACTGGTATCCCAGGGATCGGAATACGCAAATGGTCCGTACACAGGGAATCCATCAAAAGAGATTCCTAACATCTTTGAGTGCCCGTCTGGGTGCCTCAGAACGTCACCATTGTACTGAGACAGACCATAGTAATCATTGTATGTAGCCATGACAGACCCCGCTTTCCAGCAGTCAATAAAGTGTGTGTCATGGTAGTGATACTGACCTGTTTGTTCGGGGTGACCTCCACAACTGTCAGGACCAAAACTTATGGGTGATGTTTCGTAGTGTGCATTCCAACTAAATCCCTCAGGTGGGTTTCCACCATTACCAGCAGAAGGATTGAAAAATACTACGCCATTAGCCGCAACACCAATAGCACCCAGAGGCGTTGCTGCACGTCCATTTCTTTGATCATAGTAAGTATATGTACCAGTATTACTGTAATTAGAATCAGGAACAATTAACTGCAGATTTGTATCTGTACTTCTCCAGCAATAACCTGGAGTAGAGATAAATGTTGTGCCATTATAAACAAACTTCGCCTTTCTTCCATCACTAAAAACAAACAGTAGATTGTCGCCAGGACGAATATCACCAGTCGTCGGATCTGCACTCAGTAAAGCATTGTCATTTACTGACAATGGAATATTGATGGTATAACCTTCTTGAGAATAGGTGTTGTCATCAAATGTTCTTTCGATGCCAAATGTACCACCTCTATAATAGAAGTCATGTTCAAAATCCTGTTCTGTAACAGTGTTTGGATTATTCGCATTAGGAAACGTACCGTAGGCGACGGGGGATGGTAACCCGTCACCGTCTACAGTCAGGATCCTCGTAGCAGGTACATAGGAAGCGGTTGCTGTCATCGTTTTTGACTATTTATTGTGAGAAGATCGATGTCGGTACGAAGTTAGAGATTACAGTTGCACCAGTCTGGACTGTGAGCACCGCAGAGTTGGAGTACACAGGTGTTGCGCCTGCGTATGTGATTGCAACTCTGTACTCATCACTATCATCTGCTTGATTAGCAGTTCCAGTGTTGTATGTTGCCTGGTTTGCACCAGTGATGTTTGTCCAGTTAGTTTCACCGTAGTTCTTCTTCTGCCACTGATAGTTCAGACCTTCAGTTGTTCCAACAGGATCACCATCTTCAGCGTTGAAGACTGCAATAACTGTGAATGCTGCTGTCTGACCTTGGTTGACAGTCACGTTGGTTGGGTTACGTGTGATCTGGATTGCACCAGCCTCGATAGTGATTGTCTGACCAGTTGTAGGATCAACACCCTCACCAGCGTAGACATCCAAACCACCGTTAACAGGTGCGCCATCAGGTGAAACAAAGTCATCATCGACTGTGTTTGTAACTGTGACTTCAGGTAGAGCGTAACCAACACCAGGTGTCTTAACTTCAATATTTGCAATACCCATCAGGGCACGAATGCGACCGTCAAATCCACTGGAAGAGATGACCGCAACGTTAGGACGAGAGGTATAACCATTACCAGGGTTGGTGATGATTGCTGCATCAATAGTTCCGCGACGGATAGTTGCAAGAGCAGATGCGTTACGTCCCTTGACTGTTCCTGTGTACTCGAAGGTGACCAAAGAGTTGGAGGATTCAATCAGTGCGACTTCACGAGGTTCGGTTTCATCCTCACCCTCGATAAAGAGTTGGTCTCCTGCCTCAATCGGAGGAACAACGTAGGACGCGATAACGTCTGCTTCAGAACCAACGTAGGAGAATGCTACGAACGTGGATCCTGCGCGAGGAGTTTCAGCGAAGATGATTCTAGAACCAACCAGTGTATAACCAATGCCAGGTTCCTGAATAACACCGTTCAGGGAAACGATGATGTTGTTCTCAGGTTTGATTGTGTTAGAAGAGACACCCTCAGTCAAAGTCAGTGAGTAGAAACCACCATTGATCTTAAGGTTGAAGGAAGATCTCAATGAGTCAAACTCGAAGGAGATGTCATCCATCTGACGCAATTTACCGATGTAGTAACCGATAAACTCAGATCCAACCTCAGGAGGTTCAGTAAATGTGATCTCGTCGGAGGACGCGGTGAAGGCATTGTTTGCACCAGGTGGTTGCAGAATACCATTCACGAAGATCATCATGTGACCTGCGGGATCAGGTAGATATTGCTCACCATTTGCGATAGTGAGTTTGAATACTGTCTGTTCACCGTCAAATCCACGGAAGTAACGATCAACACGACCAATCAGATCAGTTGAAGTAGATGCCGCTGCGATCCATCCGTTATCTGAGATAACAGTCATGTTGTCAGTAAATGTACCTACTACATCTTCCAACCATACGCGGGCGGTAATACCAGTTTGCTCAATGCTTACGATACGACCGTAAGACTCATATGCTGTTTCTGTGTAGGTTCCGACAGTACCGTAGATGACTGGGAAGTTGTTGAGGTTTTCAAACTTACCGATGTTGTAACCACCTTGTCCGACAGTGTTTGCGGGAACACTTGGGTCACCAGAAACGCTACCGATATACAGATCATTGATACCTTCATCTGGGCGATAATCCCAGTTGGTAACATATCCAGTCCATCCAGGGAATGCGATTGCGGTTCCTTGAAGGAGATATACCTGATCACCCTTAGTAAAGTTACCTGTGTATCCTGTGTCGCGTACAACACTTGAGAGGGATAGTTTGATAGTTCTATCGCCGTGGATGTAAGTATTGATTGTGATTGGTGTACCACCATCTCTAATACCCACGAGGTCAAGAATTTTTTCAGTCTTAGAACCGTAGATAACATCACCAGATTGCCAACCGCTATTGATTGTCTCAACGTCGATTGTAATACGACCGCCAGTGTTACCTGTAAGAACACCTCTCTTATCATCGTAAGCGGAGACTTTTGCTTCTGTAGAAGTGGTATCCTTAAACAACCAGTCACCCACGAAGAATTCACCCAACTTAGTGTTGATGAGCAGACGATCCTCAATGGTAGATGTGACTGTAGCAGTTGCACCGCTATCTACACCTTCAATAACATCTCCTGCGGAGATAGTACCAGTGATACTTCTGATTCTGATGTGACCAGCATTGAGTTCATCACGTTTAATAGTCTGAAGTGCAATACCCTGGTTAGCAGTTGCACCTTGAACCTGTACAACTTCACCGTTGATGAATGTTGCCTCAGACATTGCTGAGAGACCAAAGTATTTGTAAGTCTTAACTACATCAGCACGGTTAAGAAGTTGACTGGAAACCTCACTGGCAGCACCAGTTGTAGTACCAGTCAGAACATCAGCGATGTTAAATCCTGCACTAATAGGAGTCTGGATGTCGCGTGAACCGAAGGTAACTGTATTTCTAATGATTCCAGAACGACGTGCAGTGGAGAAACGCTGGTTACCAGAGTTGGTAGTATCCAAACGGAACGGACGATAGCGACCGTCATGTTGAGGCATACGAGCAATCTCAAACCAATCTGCCTGAGCGTTCAGAACGTAGTAGAAGTCCTGATCATTAGCACCGTCAAGTGTATTTGCAGATGCCAGTGTATAGGTCAGAAGATCGCCACGACGGAAGAAGTTAGTTCTATTAATGCGAACGCGGTTTTCTTCACGCTCAAATCCAACTTCGATTGTTGGAGTTAGCAGAACCAGAGCAGGATCGGTATTGTAATCATTACCCTCGTCATAGGTATTGGTATAGTTAACTGCATCAGTAGATGCCACAAATGTGACGATATTTTCTGATGGGAAGCTAGAACGCTCAAGAGCAAATTCTAAGCAGTTGAGGGAAGAGTCCATAGAGAACTCGGAGTATTCTTGATCCCACTCAACTCGTGGTTGATAACCACCAACCTGAGGCGGATAGTAAACATCATATCCACTCCAACCAGCTCCATTGTAATTTTGAACAATGTCCTTAGCGTATTCACGAACTTTATTCAGAGCGAAGATCAGACGGATACGATCAATATTCGGATATGCGATGAAGGTTCCTTCACCGTCAAACCATGTTCCAGCAAGTTCAAATGCACCAGCATTACCATTTGTTGCCAAGTCATAGATCAACGCTTCCATGACAAGTTGCGTGTATGCTGTATCAGGATTATCTCCTGAAGGATACTGTGCAACAGTCTGATCGATTGCTCTCTGAGCGATTGCGTGATCGTTGAATCTGAGGAATTCAGCGATTGTATGATCGGTATGCTTACCAGCACCCAAGGTGTTGGACAGCAAGTCATACAATGTTTCTGCGGCAGACAGAACGTTGTAGCAGGTATATGCCTGATACTTGGTGTTTGTATAGATGGATGTAGGAACAGTTCTTGTAATTGTGCTGAGATGTGGAGTTGTACCCAACCATGCTGCCTCGATGGTATTGATACCAACGTCGAACAGAGTAAAGATAGCAGACTCAATAGTCGCACAAGTAGAATTCCAACCTGCTGCAGCGTTATCGTAGGTAACCGTGAGATCACGATCTGCATGATCACCAGAGTATTTGATTGGCCAAATAGCAGGAAGTGTACGAGTAACGCCAGCGAGTGATGTAGGTGTGGTGATAGTATCGGTAACAATCTGCATGATTGTATCGATA